CATTTTTTATAAATTAGTTGTGAACGCAACTCTTACTGGTGCTTCATGGGTTGATGTGACAGATCCAAATTCATTCACTCAATATGATTTAAGTGCCACTGCTTTGAGTGGAGGAACTGATATTGATGCTGGTTTTGTTGTTTCTGGTGCAAGTTCTACAATCCAAATTAATTTAAAAACAGCAAATCAAATTGGAAGAAGTTCCATGGGAACTGTTTCAGATACTCTTACTCTTGCTGTTGCTTGTGGAACAGCAAACAAAAGTGCAATTGGCTCAATGACCTGGATAGAACAACGATGAAAACATTCAAAGACTTTATTTCAGAAGGAACAGCATGGACTCGAAAAGAGGGTCAAAATAAAAGTGGAGGTCTTAACGAAAAGGGTCGCAAATCTTACGAAGCAGAAAATCCTGGAAGCGACCTTAAAGCACCTTCAAAGAAGGTTGGAAATCCCCGCAGGGCGTCATTTTGTGCCAGAATGAAGGGAATGAAGAGGAAGTTAACCAGTAAAAAAACTGCATCAAATCCAGATTCTAGAATTAATAAATCATTAAGATCTTGGAATTGTTAATATCGTAACTGTTATTTGATTAGTTTTCCTATATAATACCATCGACCTCGTGGTAAGACGAATGCATACTAAAACCTGCCCTAAATGTGGTGCTTGCTGGATTGGGGGGCAACATTATTGGTCTGGAACCAATAAGCTAGGAAATGAAAGTGAATTAGCTAGTCTAGTTTGCGATAGATTTGGAGATAATACTTGCATTAATCCATGCAAGGGAACTACTAAAGGGGATGGTTGGGAAAAAAGATTAGCAAGTGTGGAATCATTAGATAAAGACATAAGTAGAATAAATGAATAATTATGCCATTAGAAGAAGTTTATCTTGGTAATCCAAATTTAAAGAAGGCAAATGTAGCCCAAGAATTCACATCTGATCAAGTAGAAGAATTCATTAAGTGTGCTGCAGATCCAGTTTACTTTATCAAAAAATATATTAAAATCGTATCTCTTGATGAGGGTTTAATACCCTTTGAGATGTACGATTTTCAGGTGGGTATGGTAGAAAGATTCCATGATCATCGTTTTAATATAGCAAAACTACCAAGACAGTCTGGTAAATCAACTGTAGTTACATCATATCTTCTTTGGTATATTATTTTTAATAGTAACGTCAACGTTGCTATTCTTGCTAACAAAGCTGCAACTGCTAGGGAGATGCTTAGTAGATTGCAGCTTTCATATGAAAATCTACCTAAGTGGATGCAGCAGGGAATTTTATCTTGGAATAAAGGATCTTTAGAATTGGAAAATGGTTCTAAGATTCTTGCTGCATCTACTTCTGCATCTGCAGTTCGAGGGATGTCATTCAATATAATCTTCTTAGACGAATTTGCATTCGTTCCAAATAACATTTCTGATCAGTTTTTCTCGTCAGTGTATCCGACGATTTCATCTGGTAAATCTACAAAAGTTATTATTATTTCTACCCCACATGGTATGAACATGTTCTATAAGCTTTGGCATGATGCCGAGCTTGGTAGAAATGAATACATCAGAACTGAGGTTCATTGGTCTGAAGTTCCAGGTAGAGATGAGAGATGGAAAGAACAAACAATTAAGAATACCTCAGAAGAACAATTCAGGGTAGAATTCGAATGTGAATTCTTAGGTTCGGTTGATACATTGATTAGCCCATCTAAGCTTCGTATGATGACCTACGATGATCCTATTAAAAGATCTGGAGGTTTGGATGTATATGAAGACCCAATAAAAGATAAAACGTATGTAATTACAGTAGACGTTGCTAGGGGTATAAGTAAAGACTTTAGTGCATTTACTGTTATTGACACTACAACAATACCATATAAATTGGTAGCAAAGTATAGGAACAGTGATATCAAACCCATTCTATTCCCCAATGTAATTTTTGATGTAGCCAAAGCTTATAATTATGCATACATCTTAATTGAGGTAAATGATATTGGTGGTCAGATTGCTGATATTCTACAGTATGATTTGGAATATGACAACATACTGATGTGTTCTATGAGGGGTAGAGCTGGTCAAATTGTTGGTCAAGGTTTTTCTGGAAAGAAATGTCAGCTTGGGGTAAAAATGTCATCTACAGTTAAAAAGACTGGATGCTCCAATTTGAAAGCTTTAATTGAAGAAGATAAACTACTCTTAAGCGATTATGAAATAATTTCCGAATTGACTACCTTCATTCAAAGAGGTCAGGCATGGGAAGCTGAAGAAGGATGTAATGATGACTTAGCTATGTGTTTAGTTATATTTTCCTGGTTAGCTCTTCAGCCATATTTTAAAGAGCTTCATGATAATGACGTTAGACAAAGAATATATGATGATCAAAGAGAAGCCATAGAAGCTGATATGGCACCTTTTGGTTTTGTTGATGATGGATTAGATGATACGAGTTTTGTTGATAATGACGGTGATCGATGGCACTTGGATGAGTATGGAGACATGTCATACATGTGGGATTATAACAGCTAACCAGAAATATTTCAAATACTAAATATTTGTAGAACTCACCTAGAGAAGTATTTTAGGAGATTAGCAGATGGCATCAACGCAACTATCCCCTGGGGTTGTCGTTCTTGAAAGAGACTTAACTTCTGTAGCAAATGCAACCGTAGATAACATTGCTGCAATTGTTGGATCTTTCGAGAAAGGACCAATCGAGAAGATCGTTAACATTACATCAGAAAAAGAATTACTCTCAGTCTTTGGTAGACCAAATGACTTCAACTACGAGTATTGGTTTTCTGCGGCTCAGTTTCTCCTTTATGGAGGATCATTAAAAGTTATCCGTGCAAATAATAGTGCATTAAAAAATGCTATTGACACTGCACAGTTTATTCTATCAACTTTTAGTGCTTCAGATACAACCTTAACTGTTGCATCTCCTACAGATATTACTGTTGGGGATCTACTGTTAATCGATGCTGAAATTTTAACTGTATCTTCTGTTTCTGGAAACAACATTAGCGTTGCGAGAGGTCAGTTAGCATCATCTGCAGCATCTCACGCTGCTGGTGCAAGCATCACTTTAATCGAAGAGACTGGAACTTCGACAACAATTAATGAGGGTGCAACATTCAGCAGTTCAGATCTAACTCTTACTGTTACTTCTGCAGCAACACTTGCTGTAAATACCAACGACTACATTCGTATTGATGATGAAATTCTTCGTGTTTCTGCGATTGTTGGAAATGCTCTTACTGTAGTAAGAGCGCAGTTGAATACCACTGCTGCAGCTCATACAAATGGATCTGCTGTAGATCTATTAACTATAACTACAGCAAAGACAACAATTAATGAAAGCACAACTACGGGTGTTGCTGCTCCTTTAATCAAGAATATTGAAACTTACGAATCAACAATTGAAGACGCAGCTAATAACTGGAAGTGGGCTGCTAGAAACCCTGGAAACTATGGCAATTCTCTAAGAGTTGTCATGACTGATGCTGGTGCAGATCAAATTCTCGCATTGAATCAGCCAACAACTTCAGAGTGGGAATTCGTAAATAATTCTGAAGTTTCATATACAACAGCAAATATCTTTGGTAAGGTATACAATTACAGTGTTGTGTTAACACTAAAATCTGATAGCACTTTAGTTGGTGATTTTGCTGCTGGAAATTTCTTTACCGCAAACTCTGGTAACACTACTGGTAGAATTGTTGCTTGGGATAGAGTATCCAGAAAATTAGAAATTTCTATTAGCACAACATCATCTGCAGTTTTATCAGCCAATCAGGCAATTACTGAACTTTCCAATAATAATGGTGTTGCTGGAACTGCTACTGGCGACTCAGGTTCTATTGAATCGATTGAAAGAAAACTATATGTTTATCTAAACCAAGGTTCACCTGCTTTCCAGGCAAACCAAACTATCGCTGATTCTAATGCAGCTAATGTTTTAATTAGCGCAGTTAGGGATGAATATGAGGAGAGAACTTATGGTAAAAACCAGAAGTGGATTAATGTTGCACCAAAGCCTGCAACTTCACAGTGGGCAGCAGATCGTGGTGGTAGCAGAGATCAGTTCCACATTCTAGTTATTGATGGTGACGGTCTCCTAACTGGAACTCCTGGTTCACTACTTGAAAAGCATCTATTCGTATCTAAAGCATCTGATGCGAAGGGCAATCAAGGTGAGTCAATCTACTATAAGGAAGTTCTAAAAAATTCTTCCAACTATCTATATTGGGGATCACATGAAACAACAGATCTACATGATGTAAATCCTGCAATTAATGGATCTATTGGTTTAAGTGGAATCAATAGAAACTTTGATATTTTCAAGGGTGCAGCTCTTGTAGACATCGACAATCCATCAGGAACTAACGCTCAAGCAGTTGCTTTAATTGGAACTGCAAATAATGCAACTCTTAAGTATTCATTGCAGGGTGGTGTTGATGGTTATGAGCTTGCAAGACCAGATGTATTCTCAGCATATGATTTAATTTCTGATGCTGAGACTGAGAATGTAGATTATATTCTTTGTGGACCTAGCATGGGAACTTCTAATGACAGCATCGCAAAGGCACAAAAAGTAATTGACATTGCAGCAAATAGAAAAGATTGTATCGCATTTGTATCTCCACAAAGATCTGATATTATCGGTGTTGCAACCACTGCACAAATTGTTGATAGAACTATCACTTTCTTTAATCAACTAACATCTACATCATATGCAGTATTTGATAATAACTACAAGTATGTTTATGATAAGTATAATGATAAGTATCGTTACATCCCATGTAATGCTGACGTTGCAGGTTTAACCTTATCAACTACTCTTAATCAGGAGCCTTGGTATTCCCCAGCGGGATTCAATAGAGGTAATCTAAAAAATGCAATTAAGCTTGCATATTCACCTCTAAAAGATCAGAGAGATCAACTCTATAATGGAAGAGTTAATCCAATCGTAAGCTTCCCTGGTCAAGGAATTATTCTATTCGGTGACAAGACTGCACTATCATATCAATCTGCATTTGATAGAATTAATATTCGTCGTCTATTCCTCGTTATTGAAGAGGCAATTTCTGGTTCTGCTAGAAATCAGCTATTCGAACTAAATGATGAATTCACAAGATCATCATTCAAGAATCTTGTTGAGCCTTATCTAAGATCGGTTCAGGCAAGAAGAGGTATTGTTGATTTCCTTGTTGTTTGTGATGCAAGCAATAATCCACCTGAGGCAATTGATAGAGGAGAGTTTTATGCTGAAATTTTTGTAAAACCAACGAAGTCAGTTAACTACATTACATTAACCTTTACTGCAACAAGAACTGGCGCTTCGTTTGCTGAAGTTACTTCGTGATCAATTTATTAAGTTTATAAGAGGAAACTAAAAATGGCAGATCCTGTTCAAAAAGAAAACGCAGTAATTGCAACATCAATTACTAATTTCAGAGATCAAATTAGAGAACTTGCAAGACCTAATCTCTTCCAAGTTGAAATTATCCCACCTCCAATTCTAGGAAATAGTTCATCTATTGCCACTGGAAACGATTCTTCTGGGTTAAATACTTCGGCAAATGGTGGGGCAACATCTTCTAGTGCAAGCGCATTAGCACTATCAACAGTATTAGTTAAAGCAGCCAATATTCCAGCATCTACTGTTGGTGTTATTGAAGTTCCTTTCAGAGGAAGAATGCTTAAGATTGCTGGTGATAGATCATATGAGCCATGGACAGTTACTGTTCTCAACGATCAAGCATTTGCAATTCGTAAGTATTTTGAAATCTGGTCTTCATATATCCAAAGACTAGATGTAAACTTACAGACTGCTGCAACGATTGCTGATTATCAATCAAATGCAATTGTTCGTCAATTGAGCAGACAGGGAACTGTTGTTAGATCATATAAGTTTGAAGGTATTTGGCCATCTGCAATTTCTGCAATCGATCTTGCTTGGGAAACCAATGATACGGTTGAAGAATATACTGTTGAATTCCAAGTTCAGCATATTGACTTTGTAGACGACACAAATACAGCAAATGGTCAAAATGATGGCAGAGGAAATGGCTCTGGAGCTACTGCTGGCTGATATATAAATACATTAGTAAATTATTTTGGTGTATTTGAATGTCTCAATTGTTTGGTTTTTCACTTGAGAGAGCGAAGAAGAAGGGCTCTGGCCCTTCTTTTGTTCGCAAAGAATCGGATGACGCAGCATCTCCTATAGTTGCTGGGGGTTATTTTGGTCAGTATGTAGATATTGATGGTTATGTCAAGAATGAAAATGACTTAATCATGAGATACCGTGACATGTCAATACACCCAGAATGTGATAGAGCAATTGATGATGTAGTTAATGAAGCAATTGCTGGAGAATTAGATGATACTCCAATATCTCTTGATTTGACTAATTT